AAAAATCTTGCCCTATTTCATTTCCCTGGGGTTGGCGTTCTCAAGAATGTATAGATAAAATGATTTCAGAAAGATTTTCAACTAAAGTAATTCCAGACGATAGTATTATCGATAACTCTTATATTTATAAAACTAATTTTACACTTGGTGCTAGACAAGGTTATAATACTATATATCAAGCTTATATGGAAAATGAAAATTTTTTAAATTATTCTTACACATCGCCATCACTTTCTCTTGCTATTAATTATTTAATTACCTTAAGAAAAGAAAAAAGTAAACTAAACTTAGATAATATTAAGGTTGATATTATAGATAATTGGATTGAAAAAGATACGATTAATTCTAGAGATAAAATTTTAGGATTTTATGATAAAGATGAACTGATACATCATCTTATCGCAGGTGGAGTTGGTCCAGAATTTTTAGATTTATGGGATCAAACAGGATATAAACAAATTGTTCGAGTCAAGTACATTCTAGATGATAGAATAGATATATGGGATTGGGAAAGGGATATTATAGATGAAAATATGCCTTGGCAAGTTAGAAACATCAATAATATTATAGAATTATAAATATTCTTATATTATAAAATTATTTAAAAAAAAACAACATCTATTCATTTTTTTAGCTTGTTTATAGAATTTTTTTGATGATATACTGAGATCATGTGATTTTTTAACTAGTTCATCTATATCATGTCCTCGTGCTAAAACTTTTTCTATATTTTTTAGCATAATTACTTTAGTTTCATCAATAGCATTATTTATAGCTAAAATCTTGTCTATTTTTTCTGGTTCTTGAAAAGAAACTATTTTTTCAAAAAGATCAGGGTATTCTAAAGTAAAATCTTTATATACATGTTTAATACTTATACTATACATTTTAATATAATCATTAAGTAATTGTAATAACAACCTATTGAGTGAATTAATAGGATAATCATCTGAATCTAATATACCACAAATACAAATGTTATTTTTAATAATAGTCAAAAAATAAAATTTTTTATAATAACAGTATTCTAGCTTATTGTCATCAAATTGATAAAAAGTATTTCTAGCAATAAAATTACACATTTCTTTTAATGGTTTTTTTTGAAAATGGAAATATTTAAATATATAATGAGTACTACTGAGAAGATATGTAGTATCCATATTGATCCCTTTTTTACCAATAATGATGGAAATTAAGGTCATTAATAAAAAATATATAATTTATATTTTAACAGTGTAAAAATAATTTCACAAAATATAAAAAAAAATTGAAAATATCTATAAAAAATGAATTGTGATTCATTTTTTAATATTATATATTTTTTGTATTTCACAAAATATAAAAAAAATTGAAAATATCTATAAAAAATGAATTGTGATTCATTTTTTAATATTATATATTTTTTGTATTTCACAAAATATAAAAAAAATTGATATAAATAATATATATTATTATAATAAATGGAATATATTTCATGTCCAACATGTGGAAGCAGTATAATAGGTCAAAAGTCAATTGAATATAATATGAAAAAAGATATGATTTGTGCTAATAAAGATTATACACAAGATATGGTTAATGATAAATTAGCTGACTTGATGACAAGTTTAAAAATTAGAAGATATTGTTGTCGAATGAGATTAATGAGTTGTAAGGACCTTTCTAAAGAAATTTTAGCTCCTGTGGAGTAAAATTTAAAATTCATTTAGTTAATATTACATAATACCAGTTAAGAGATACTGTACAGGGTAGTGTCCGTTTGTAACTTGTTATTGTAAATAAAGTTTTTATAAATATACTATAATATTATTAATCATTTTTTATATTAAGATGATGATGTAAGAATAACAATAAGCCATAAATAACATCTGCGGATAAGACTTTCCAAGCAAGATTTCTTCTTTTAGTAAGTGCCAATAGTGCAAATGTTATCCATATTATACTAAAGATAATACGACTATTGTGCCACCAAATTTTACCTCCAAACACTTCAGCTCCTGTCAGTCTCGAGTCGGTCATATATACATATCCAATACCGATACCGATAATTAAATAAAACAAACCTAGTAATTTTAAGTAATAATTTTTTTTAGCTAAAATTACTGCAGTTGTTCTTAAGGGAATACATAATCCTAGGAATAACAGTCTTCTAATTAAAATATTTTTTACTTGTAACATTATAAATATATATATAAATTTTTTTAATATATCTATATATATATATATATATATATATATATATATATATATATATAGATGGAAGATTATAAATTAAAATATTTAAAATATAAGAAAAAATATATCAATTTGAAATCAAAAGTTGGTGGAGGAGATATGACTTATGAAGAACGATTAGCAGCAGCACTAGCATTATCTCAAGCTGGCGATAATGTTGTTCCTCCTGCTGCTACTAGAAGACAAATGCGTGTTGCTGCTGCTGAACAAGGTTGGACAGAAGATGAGCAACTTAAAGCAGCACTAGCATTATCAGAAGCAGAAGATGCTAGAAGACTAAAACGTGATAGAGATGCTGCTACCGCTCCTGCTGCTGCTGCTCCTGCTGCTGTACAAGGTTGGACAGAAGATGAGCAACTTAAAGCAGCACTAGCATTATCAGCAGCAGCAGCAGAAGATGCTAGAAGACAAAGAAGTGATAGAGGTGCTGCTGCAGCTCTAAACGCTTACGACCTTCCTCTAGAACCTTATAAACCAAATGCTGTTACCTTAGCAAGAGTAAATCAATATTCAACAGAAGGAAGTAAAAGTGCATGTACTGTTATTTGTACAGAATTTGCAACCTGGGTATTGGGAAATATGAGAGTTCCTAATGTAGATAAAATTTCAGAAATAATTAACAGAGGTATTAAAATATATAGAGCTAAGTTTACAGGTCATACTTCTTTTCCAGAAGCATCAGGAGAATATAGAGATCGTTTTACATTTCAACACTTACAAAAAGGTAGTAAAAAAGACCTTAATGATATTATAACAGAAACTTCTAAAAAAGCAATTGAATCAAGAAATTTTATTTGTATTGGTATAACAAAAGGAGGTGAAAGTATTATGATTTGTTGTACCCCAGATGGTAAAATAATGTTGTTTGATTCACATCCGAAACCAGATTTAGGATTAACTTCCGCTTATATGATAGAATTTAATAACATCATGGATGCTTTGAAATATCTTACAGAACACAAAATATTTTTTATTGAAGATCTAGGTATTTTTTATAATGCTTTCGATGCCTATATAATAGAAAAAAAATGAATTTAGTAATTTTTATATTAATAATGAATGAACAGATATTGTTCCAAATTATTGATACCTATCAACCTAAACCTAATATTAGAACTAAACTTTTTGAACATTTAAAAGAGATAGTATATGATCCAAATTATATTAGTCAATTTACTGGTAAACCTATAGATAATGTTAGAATAGTAAAAAATCTTTTCGGAGATATTAAAAATAGTGAAATTAAACAATTTTTAATACATCCTCAAGTAATCTTGGAAGCACATATCATACAAATAGATGATTATCTGGCTGCTCTTTACAAATTTGGAGATCCTATTACTAAAGGTGAAGAATGGAAACCATGTAAATATTGTAATTCATTATTTGCTAGCAGGGAATATCTTAATTATCATATCAAGTCGTGTAGTAATAAATAATTTATTTATAAATAAAAATGATACTAATATCTTTAAATTCGTTTCATGAATAGATTAAATAAAAAATTGATATAATAACTATATATTTTAAGGTTTAATATGAAATTTGCTAATATGTCTTATACTTTTTTGGCTATGTTTATGTTGATTATTAATACTGTAACATCTCAACTGATAGATTTTACACTTATATTACCAGTTAATATGGAATCTAAAGATTTTCTAGAAGAAAAATTACTAGATATCTCTAATCCTAAATCTAGTAATTGGAGAAATTATATGAGTGTTGAACAGATTAGAAACCTTTCAACTCCTTCGGAACTTATTAGGAAACCAGTTTTTGACTGGTTATCAAATTATGATGTAGAATGTGATGATAACGGTGATGCAATTAGATGTAGTAGTAGTCTAATGACAGCAGTAGAAATGTGGAATGTAAATCTATCTCCAAAGACAGGAAAACTTTCAGGTGATATTACTATCCCTAATAAATTACAAGATAATATAATGTTTGTAGAGGGTTTGTTTCAAAAGAAAAATGTTAGGAATAGTCCTTCTGTCAAAGTAAAAACTCATAATAATATTAAACCTGATGGTGGTGTGATTGGGTTGGAAGTAATGCAAAGACTATATAATTTTACTTCAATCAATGTAGATTCATCAGTAGCTGCTATTGAATACCAAGGTGCAAGTGGATTCTCTCAAGATGACCTTAATATGAATGATAATCTTAATATGTTAACTAATAATACTATTAAACATCTGGTTGGAAACGATACTTTTGCTGATACTGAAACTCAATTAGATTTACAGATGGAAGCGTTGGTAGCTAATCAAGCAGATGTTTGGTTTTGGGATGATAATGGTTGGTTACTTTCTTTTGCAAGTAACTTTTTTAACACAAAAACGGTTCCTAATGTTATTTCAATGAGTTGGGGTTGGGCAGAAGACAGTCAATGTAATATAACTTCCTGTGGAAAACTAACTTCTAAAATGTATGTAGATAGAGTTAATATGGAATATGTAAAGATTGGTCTTAGAGGTGTTTCTATCCTAGTATCATCTGGAGATGCTGGAGCACCTGGAAGAACCAGTGAAAGTTGTGACAGTTCTAGACCAGTCAATCCAGTTATGCCAGGTAGTTCTCCTTGGATAACTAGTGTTTCCGCTACTTTTGTTAATAAAAGTACTAATAGTGTTAGATGGAATAGTACCATGTGTCATGAAAATATGTGTGCAAGCGGAACGGTAGAAGTTCCAACTAATTTTATGTGGACAGACTGGACAACTGGAGGTGGATTTTCAATCTATAATAATGCTCCCAAGTGGCAAAAAGAACACACAATGAAATATCTTAATAGTAGTGTTCCCTTACCTTCTAAATTCAATAGAAATGGTCGTGGTTATCCAGATATTTCAATGGTAGGACATAATTGTCCAGTGATTAATGGAGGAAATCTCGAGATGGTTGATGGAACATCATGTTCTTCACCAATTGCTGCAGGAGCGGTAGCACTATTAAATAGTATTGAAAAATCTAAAGGAAAGAAACCTCTAGGTTTTCTTAATCCATTACTATATAAGATGCATAGTGATGAACCAAGTGTATTTAATGATATTACAGAAGGTAATAATTATTGTACTGAATATAATTGTTGTCCTATTAGAAAAGATAGTGGTAGTGATTTCGGATATCTTTCTACTACAGGATGGGATCCAGTTACAGGACTAGGAACAATGAATATTGGAAAAATGATAGAATATCTTAATCATTAATTTATTTATTCTTTAATAACTTTAATTACTTCACCAACTCCTTTAGTATTACCATCTCTAAAAAATAATATCATATCTTTTTCAATAAATTCAACATGTTGTTTGAAGGTAAATTCTGCAATACAATTATCTCCTGTTCTAACTTTTGTTTTATTATTTTTTTGTTTAATAATTTTTATATGAGCTGCTTGTCTAATAGGACCGCAATGAATCACAGGAGTATAACCATCTTTAATAGTGGTAGCATGATGTAGTATATTAATTTTAGCAATAAATTTGTTACTAATATTATTTTTCCATTTTTCAATATCATCTATCATAACCATTCCTTTTTTTATCATATTTCTTCCGACTGTTTCTTTATTATTAACAAATTTAATATTAAAACAACCTAATTTTTTCTCTTCAATTGTTGATACATTTTCCCTGACACTATTGTGAATTGACCTAATTATAACTTGTTTAAAAGTGCCGTTAAAAGGTCCAAGATACATTTTTTGTCGAATATTAACGTTTTTTCCTTTAACTGTACCACTAAGAACCATCCCAACACCAGGAACCATATAATTATTATCAAGATAAACAATAGTACCATCTATACTATTATCATCCCATTTTTTATGATTAGGAAGATTAAAAAGAATCTTATGAAGATTCATAATATTAATTCCTTCCTTATTAGATGCGCTAATAATTGGTATAATATCAGGATTACCGTTAAAGTTATTAATGTAAAAATCTGTTTCTTTGCTACAATTAGTTGAATTAATGTAATAGATAACTTTATTAAAACTAGTCTTTCCAATTAACTTTTTTAGTCTATTTTTAAGATTTTTATAAATATGAGCTGGTGCCATATCAATTTTAGTAATAATAATAATAATAGGTATTTTAAGATATAATAAGATACCAAGATGTTCTTTGGTGAGACGAGTAATACCAGTATTTGCCCCAACAATTAATAATCCATAATCTGGAAACAAACCAGTAACACCATAAACAGTAGTTTTAAGATACTTTTCATGACCAGCAAGATCCATAAAAGATATTATTTTTTTATTATATCCTAATTTATTAATATACTCATCTTTTTCAAATAATTTTTTTTTTGGAATTCTTAACTTCTTAACGCTATTAGGAACACAGTTTAAATACAATCCATCATCTTCCTGATAAATAATAGGGTTCAGAGTAATATTACTAGTTCTACCTGTATCTCTCTCATGTTGATGGATTAGAACTTTATTTCTAGCACCACCTCTTCCATCATCTAGTTCACCTGTTGTAAGAACACCTATAAGAGAAGATTTACCCGCATCAACAGGACCACAAACTGCTATTATATTTTCGTTTACTTTCATGATTTATAATAATATTATGAATATGCTTTTAAATAATTAATAAAAAATTTATTATTTATATTAAAGAATAAGCGTTATAATAATTAATGTGCAAAAATAGTTGTGAATGGTTTGATTCTACTAGTAGACTCAAAGCTTGGGACCTTATTAATAAAGAAGATACTAATAATCAAGGCTTACTTTATGAAAGATTAATGAAACAATATGAAATTATAGGTATAGTTTCTGCTTTAATTACAGCAACTTTAGGTATGGTATTAGATAATAAAAATATTAGTGATGATTATAAGACAGTTTACGATTTAATAAATGGTATTGGTATGATTTTTTCTTTAACAGGTGTTGTTAATTGTTTGATAATAACTACACTTTTAAGTGCAATTGAGAAAAAAAACGTTTATGATTTTTTAAAAAATGGTGCAATGTTTTTATCAATACCTTTAATTTGTATAATGGTAGGATTATTTAGTATGTATGTTTGTGTTACAATGTATTTTGGAGGGTTTAAAGCTTGGATTCTATTTCCAATAAGTTTTATTTTATATTTTCTAAGCTTTATTTTTTATATTTATCAAAGATGTTATTTATTGAAAATTATAAATAGATAATAAATATATTATTAAAATATATTTATAAATCTATAATTGATAAAGTTACGTGTTTAAATTTTTTAGTAGAACCATAAACTCCAAAAATAGGTAAATCACTATTTTTTAAAATAATATCTTGATAATCGTTTTTTGCTATTATCAATTTGTCATATATTTTTGGTAACTCATTAATATCTAATATAAGGTGAGCAAAATTTAAATTATAACTATCTATAAATTTAAACCAATTCCAATCAAATGAAGAAACTAATACTTTGTTTTTAAATTTTAGTAAAATATTTATTAAAGAAATTTTACTAATAATACTACATTCATCATACTTTTCTTTTATTTCTATATTGATCAATTTATTAACATAGTTATTAGTAAAAAGTAATTTTTTAAACATAGGAATATTAGTTTTACATAAAATATCTACAAGAGATGTTTTTTTTAAAATAAGATCTTTTTGATGAATTCTCAAACAGTCACTATCATGATTAACAATCCAATAATTATCTTGTGTTAATCTAATATCTGTTTCAAAACCATCATATTTAATACAAGCATCTTCTAATCCATTTATACTATTCTCTTGAAAATCACGACAATTTCCCCTATGAAGAATAGTAAAATTTTCTTTGTTAAAAGAATCTTTAATATGTAATTGACCAATTTCAAATAGTATTTTTTTTACTAATTCATCTAATAATTCTTTAAATATATTATCTATATTGCCTTTAATAATTCTTTTTACGGAATAGTTAGTATTATTGTATATTACACTCAATGATGATTCACAATTAACTTCTCCATCGTCATCTTCATCAAAAATAGTATAAATATATTTTCCATTTAATTTTATATATTTTTTTAACTCTTCCATTAAAATTAAAGAAAAAAAAAATAATGATTGGTATAAAAAAATAATTATTTTACTATTAATGAATAATAAAATAACAAAATGTGTTAATGTACGGGTTAAATATATTAGACCTAATTATAATAATTTAAAGGAATGGATGGATGATGATGATAATGTTTATATTGGTAGAAAAGAAATTGTATTCATAGATGGTAAAAGATATCCAAAAAAGAGTTCTATTTGGTATAATCCATTTAAAATAAATAAAAATAATTCAAGAACGGATGTTATAAATAAATATAAACGTTATATTGTAAAAAAAATAAATGATGAAATATTAGTAGGAGAATTATTAAAATTAAAAAATAAAAACTTAGGATGTTGGTGTCATCCTAATTCATGTCATGGAGATGTTCTGATAGATTTAATAAACTTTTATAGTTAATCAGAATCACTATCATATTTAGGTAATCCTATTACTGGTTTATTTTTATCTGAGAATGGGTTAAAATTAGGTAAAAATGGGTTATATATTTCAGGAAATAATGGTTTATTGTTAGTATCAACTAATTTAAATGGTCCTTGAATTTCATAAATATATGATGAATTTAAACCGATTAATTCATTTCTTTTGGTTATAGCATCGGAACAACTATATACTCCAATAACTTGACTATTATTATTAACAGATTTTCTTAAAAGAACGTAAATATCTTGTGTCATTAATAAATCTAATATATTTTTTTATTATTTTTAAAATTGTAAATAATAAAAAAATTGATTTACATTAAAAAAATGAATTCAAATTCATTTTTTGTAAATAAAATCTTTTTATATTCATGCAATGAATCGTTTTTGAAAACTAAAAAAAATTGAAAATAACAATAAAATTCTATGCAAGAATTTTATATTTTCCTTTTTTTTATTATTTTAAAATTGTAAATTTTAATAATAATAAAAAAATTGATTTTAAAACATATACTATAACTATTAATATGTCATTTGGAAGTTTAGATAATATTATATTATCAATAAAAACAGATATAAAACCATTATTAAAATCTAAAAATAAGGATATTTTAGAAATTAAAAAAGAACTTTATCTAAAACACATGGGTAAGAAAGATCAAGATTTAACTTTTATTGAATATAGTGATGTGGTTGATAGATTTATTGATAGTAAAGGTAAATTTTATAATAACAATTTTAAATATGGAACTAAATGTTTTCGTGATTTAGATAATAAACTTAAAATAGATGAAATAAATAGAATTATTAAAGTTCCATCTAAATATCAAGACCTTTACTCTCATTTTATGAAATTATTTCATATTCCTCAACCAGAACAGCGTTCTCAAGAATGGTATGATTATAGATATTGTAGAATTACTGCATCTGATTGTGCTACCGCATTAGACTTAAATCCATATGAACCACTTGAAAGTTTTATCTTAAAAAAATGTGACCCTAACTTCCCTTTTAGAGATAATAAATTTGTTGTACATGGGAAAAAATATGAACAAATTGCTACGTTAATGTATGAACATATTTATAATGTTAAAGTTACTGAATTTGGATGTCTTCCTAGTGAAAAATATAAGTTTTTAGGAGCATCTCCAGATGGTATTTGTAGTGCACATACACTTGATGGTAAATTTTCTGATAAATTAGGAACTATGTTAGAAATAAAATGTCCTTTTTCGCGCCCAATTAAACATGGTGGTAAAATTAACGGAGAAATTTGTCCAAATTATTATTTTTGGCAAATCCAACAACAATTACAATGTTGTAATTTACATAAATGTGATTTCTGGCAATGTAATATACAGGAATATAAATCTAGGGAAGAATATTTGATGGATACTAGTTTTTTTCCTAAAGTAACTGAAGGTCTTACACCCGAACCAGTAGTATTAGATAAGACTATTCAAAAACAAATTGGAAAAGGTTGTCTTATAGAACTTTATCCGTTAAATTTTAAAAAAAGATGGACAAGAGAAGAACTCATTTCAGAACTTAAACCTTGGATGTTAAAAAATAACTGTGAAGATGATATTCCATATTATCAAGCTCAATATATATATCCTCCTCGATTAGATATGACGGTCGAAGAGTATGATAAATGGGTTATTAATAAAATGTCAGTCTGGAAAACAGAATTTCCTCAATGGGCTGATAAATATTATATTCACCAAGTTATCTATTGGAAGATACCAAATAGCCATAATGTTTTAATAGACCGTGATGATGTTCTCTTTGAAAGTTATCTTCCTGTATTAGAAGAAAGTTTTAAAACAATAATTGATTGTAGAAAACATCCTGCAAAACTTAAGGAAATTGAGAAGGAATGTGAAAGAAGGAAAAAATTTATGTATTTTATTTTTACTAAAAGGATTAAAAATAAGTATACTTTAGCTAATAATAGTTTATTAAAAAGTAATAAATTATTTTTAAATGATTATACGGATGTAGAATATGATGAACCAAAAGGGAAAAAATATGAACAAGAACCTAATTTTATTTAATTTTATTTAATTTAACTTTTATGATATCCACAATTAATTCTATTACATACTTTACCTTTATTTTTGCCTGATTTTAAAATAGCATTACACTTATTATTATTAACTGTTTTAGATGATTTTAACTTTGTTTTTTTATTACAATACAAACATTTTATTGTATTTTTTTTAGGTAAACATGTTTTATGAAAAAAATGATTACAATTTAATTTAACCAAATTCTCTAGAGTGTCATTCATATGACAAACCATGCATTTTTCACCTTTGATATTATTATTATTATTAATATAATTTAAATAATCTTCTACTTTAATATCTGTCATTAGTATATAAAAAAGTTTTATTTTAAATATATATTATCTTTAAACTATATATGTTTACTTTCAAGTACAATATCTATTGTCAAGATAAAGTAAAAAACAAGTTTTTAGTCAATAAACTTGTTGTAGACGACAACAAAAATTTGGTTCGTATAGATAAATTTTATATGAAACCTTTACAAATAATTAAATTGTTGAAATATATAAATTTAAAAGACCTTCAAATTATCTGAATAGCTATCAAATCATTTAAAGTAATGTTACCTTTTATTTTAAATGGATTTAGAATTTTATCAAAATAATATGGATTTATCATATTATATAAATTTAAAAAAAGATAATACAGATTCAAGTATTGGAAAAATAATTGATCAAAAAATTAATAAATTACAAGATATTTTAAAAGAAACTAGTGATTCAGTTAATGAAGAGAAAATATCAGAATTAGAATCTAAATTATCTGAAACAGAGGAAAGTTATTTTTACAAACCATGGAATAAAATGTCTACTGTTCATAAAATTATAAAATTAAGAGAATATGTATCTGAGTTAGATTTAGATAATAATGTAAAACTAAATCTAATTAGTTATTTAAAAAATGCTTTAAAAAATAAAAAAATTACTAAAAATGATCAAGTAATATATAATATAAGTAAAGCTAGAATTATTTCAATTCCAAAATTAGAACTATCTAATAATAAATTTTCTATATGTTGATAAATTTAAATTCATATTTAAACTTATTACGTTTACGCTTAGCTTTATTCTTTTTATTTCGTTCATTTTTTTTTATTTTTATATCATACTTTCTTTCTGAATAAGAAAGACCTTTTTTTTTCCATTCAATATAATCTAATAAATAATTTTGAGCTTCTTCAACAGGAATTTCTGTATTAAAATCTCTTAATATGTTTAAACAAATTATCTTTCTACCTAGTAAATATGTATAATGATAAAAATCTTCTTTTGAAAATATTTCTAACCAATAATAAAAAAATAAATTAGTATTAATAATATATTGGTTATCTCTTATTTCTTTATTGTTATTTTTTAATATATATTGTATTTTCGTCGTCTTCATTCTATTATAATAAACTGGTTTATAAAAACCTTCTATATTTTCAGATGTATCATAAACAATAAAATGATTTCTGTTATACTTTATTTTAATGAATTTATAATTATCACCTACAATTCCATTTAAATATTTTTTATTATTATCAAAATCTTCATATGTTATATTATTTAAACTCATATAATTAGCATTAACAAAGAAAGTAAGTTTTTGGTATTGGACACACTTACTCTCATTAGATTTAGTCTCTATATTATGATTTAATAATTCATTCTTTTTTTGAGTAAATCTATCTCTAAACTTTTTCCATAGTAAAATCTTTTCAAAAAATTCATACCCTTTATCAGAAATATTTATATTTTTGGTTTCAAACTCTCTTTTTATATTATCAAACTCTCTTTTTATATTATCAAACCTTTTCTCTAATTTATCTTTATTATTTACTTTTTTGAATTTTTTAATAATAGTATCATTTTTATTATTAAATTCTTTAATATAAGCTTTAATAATTTTATTTAATTGCGGTAAATCATATTTTATCAATTCAACTATAATTCCCAATTCTTTAATAACTTTTTTTTTATTAAACTTAATAGCA